TGTCCTTCTCGAACAAGTCATTATTGTTTATCCTAAACTTGTTACTGAAGTCGTCCGAGCTACAATAAAATGCCGGGTGCAATGAGATGACAAGTATCTTGTAGCTTGGCCATGTTATGATCTTGTTCCTCCTCTCTGTTATCAAGTCCCATGAGACATTATCCCAGACCTCGCAGTCCAGTTGGTCCCATGCGTTGTCATCGACTATCTCTTTTAGGGATTCAGCGAAAGTTGTCTTGCCGCTTTGACTCCTCCCCTTTACAAATATAATCATTCGTTTTCCTTTATATGTTCAATCGCCTCGGTGATCGCAGCGATCCATGATTGTATGCATATGCCTTCGACTATCTGAGGATGGACAGGGCCGGCCCTCTTCATGCGCTCCGCTATTCCTGGAGGGTAAGAGTGACCGCTCCGCATCTCCCAAGTCTCGTTGCCATTTGGATCTGGGTTGACCCTGTTTGGGTGAGGTGCTATTATTATATTGTCAAACACTTTCACGGTAGCTCCACTTGCGTTGCCCCTCCCTGGCTTGTGTATGACTCTGTATGTTTTGTTTAGAAATCTTGATGACATTATTGCGGAACCTATGGCATCATCTGCGACGCTTCCGAGACACAGAATAAACCTTGGGCATATCGCCTCAAGCTCTCTCTTAAGAAACTTCTTTGCGCATGTCCATGTCAACAGCCTGCACGGTGGCTTATCGAAGTGAGTCGGACACTTGACAGCGCAGGTAATGTACACCTCTCGCTCTCTGTATCCAAGAGATGCTATCAGGTCTCTGACACACTCTTCTTCAACTGACCGTTCCCCTTTGTATTTGACCCTCCATGCCCCGTGCAATGGGTCGATCTCTGGGGGATTTGGGCCTATTATAAATAACTCAGAGTCTTTGCTGTCTAGTCCTTCAAGGCCACGAGAAGGACCAAGGCCGAACCGTGGAGCCTGGTGGATATTTGAATATCCACACTCGACTCCACAGTCACGGCAGGCAGAGACTTCGTCCCTAATCATTGTTCACCCACGCTGGGATCTCAAATGACGTTGTATCAATCTGGTGGGTTTCAGTTGCGACTCCCCTCATGTGAGCCATCGTTAGACTTTCCTGGAGACGTTGCTTCTCCATCAGTAGCGTACTGACTTCGTGGAACAGTGTGTCCAGGAAGTCCATGATGGTCTCCGGGTCCAGACTCTGGATAAAATGCGCTGCCTGGATCTTTGTCTCGTACTCTTCCGAGACTAGCAGTATCATAAGTTTGTGCTTTATCTCTGTATACATTCTCCATGCTCCGTCTGAATGTTACATGTTGCGGTGAAAAAAACCATCTATGCATTAGAATGGGATCTCTTCTTCAGGAAGTTCTGGTGTGGAGACAACCTTGCTGCTAACGAAGTCATCCAACCAGGCCTTAGATGACTTCCATCCTTGGAAGTCGTTGGGAAGAACGACGCCAGCGGGGCGAGGTTGGAGTACGGGATACCTAACCCCCGCTGACGCCGATTCAAGCCTGGTGGACAGGGAGTACGCGATTGCCGGGAGTGGCATATTGGTCGTTCTCGCCCCCATTGCAATCTCACGAATGGCGTTGCGGTTGGACGCCATGTTTAGTGTGAACGTCATACAGCCAAGTGGGTTGAGTGGGCCAGCATGACTCTTGTCCCAAGTGAACAAGTTCATGCTCTTGCCGCCGCGCTGGATTGTCTGCGCGTGGATCAGTGGGATAGCTATATAGACTCGGCTCTCACCACAAGCGGGTGCGCCAGACTCTGACTCTTCCCACTTGCCCTTGCTACCAAATGCGCCCCATGGACATGAGCCACATTTCAAAGAGACCTGTGGCCCCCTTCCGTCTTCACCGATTGTTGGCTCTGTCGTGCCTGGGTACCACATACCATCCAGAGTCTGGTATGACCCCGCTGAGGAATTAGCGGTGCGTGGGTCAATCCAGCCTGTGCTGCACACAGGTCGGTTGAAGTCGTACATATCCCTCTTCGACTGTGGCAGCCAAAGTGTCCGAGAGGTACGGACACTGATGAAAGCAACCACGACCTCCTTCTCCGACATCAGTTCCTGTACTTGGTCCCCACTGCCGATCTTCACACTCAGCTTAGGCACATCGCGTGCCATTGAAAGTGTGGGGACAATGGCCGAGGTTTGAAGGTCGGCTTCGACACCAGTGTCGAATGTAGAGTCCTGTCCGTACTCCGCCATCATCGCAGCAAACTGGTCCTCATTACCAGTGGTGAGGATTTCATTTCTATTGTTGGTCATATGACCTCCTTATGAGTATTGCGACGCGAAGTCTGCGTCGACTTGGGTTAATGGTGTAGCTCCGACACAGGAGCTAAAGTATTTGCAGTGTGGGCATGCTGGCTTCCCGAAGACCTCGGGATAATCCCTTCCTAGTCCACCAGGCATGCTGAACGCTGTGACCCATCGAGCAAGGTCATGCTCGTACTGGTCCAGATGGTGTACTAGTGGGTTAGACATCGCGATGACATCTCCACGAGCCTGACCCTCTTTGGATCCCCTTTTATAAGGGACCGCATTTGCGGGGTTGATCAGTCCATATCGACCAATCGTTATGCCTTTCTGCTTATGCAGCATCCATGCATAATGTCTCAACTGACGGTGGTGTGTCAGTTGCTCTGCGCTCCAGCGTTGAGCCTTGATGTCGCTCTTGCGGTTGATCAAGGCTCCCCAAAGACCCGAGGTCTTCAGGTCCAGCAGGATATAGTTTCCCATTCCACTGGCACCCACAATGTCTGCTGTCCCAACAAATGTTATTGGGTACTGAGTGCCCACGGTATACTCTAGAGCAAGCTCCCTATACACTACTGTTATTCCATGCATCATAATGCTAGACTTGACAATCATTGCCAAGTCGTATGCCCTCATACCTACATACTTGCCAGAGTGCAGGTCATCTATGAGAGTCTCATAGTCCCACGCCCCCATCAACTGGCCGCGCAGGGTGTAGTCTCGGTCGCCCTTCACCCTGTACATGGTGTCTGACCAGAACTGTCGGTGCATCCCCCTTGTCAGGAGATCCTCCATGTTCTCCACTGCGTCATGGAAGACGCTACCGAGCAGTGCGTATGCTGACGCGGGAGGCTCGAATCCCTGAAGTGTGAAGACTAGCTTCTCTCCACACTCCTGTGCTAGCCTGATGTGACTCTGGCGGATACGAGTCCACCCGATTTCGTGCAGGCGTTTTCGAGTTTCAATGGTCAGCATAATATCTGTCCTCGTACTCGTCTGCGAGTGCGGGGTCTGGGTCAGGCTCAAGGTCTGGACCATCCCACTCTCCACAGTGCTCACAGTCTGGATCCTCTGGTAGGTCCGACCATTGTTCTCGCTGTTGTCTCAACAGTACCTCCTTGATCCTCTGATCAAGGCTCTCCGAAATGTCACCCAGCGGAGCATCATCTCCGAATGAGGACTGTAACTCAACCGCACATGTGTGCAGATGATACAGTATGTCTAGTTCTTGTTCAGTTTGCATGTCGCTCCTCCCATGCATTAATGCAGTGTGCCATAAAGCACACACGTTGTTGAATGTAAGACTCTGAAGGGTTGTCTTCAGTGTCTATGAAGTATATGTTTCTAACCAGGATGACGCACAGGTCCTCAAAGGACTCCGGTTCATACTTGGCTGCCTTGAGTCCTGTGTTGATCCAGGTCTCGTCGTCAACTTCATTGACAACTTCGTGGCACTCAGCTACGAAGCCATCCCAGTCTGTGGCCAGCTTCTTGGCAAGTCTCTTGGCAATCATCTCACCTTCTCCATAAGTTTGTCATACGCCTTGCGCATGACATCATCTTCTCCGAGCTTTGCCATGTGGGCTGCAACTTTGGTCTTCTTGACCTTTATCTTGGCTCCAGCTTTACCGTCGATCAGACTCTTGGTGAGTTTGCTGAACGGCGGGACACCAAGCTTGATGCGGGCGTCCATCTCGAATGCGTCGAAGACACCAGCCTCCCGCTGCGCAGTCCTCATGTCCTCTATCATATTAGATACGAAGGACTCGAAGCCCTTCCTCTTTGCGTCCTGAAATAGCGCCGTCGCTATTTCCTCCTTACCTCGAAGGGCATTCATGATGTCCTTCTCGATGCTGCCCTTTGTGGTCAGCGCGTAGATCATAGTGTTGACGTTCTTCCCATCGTGGGTTGTAACGCATCTATCCTGACCCTGCTTCCAGGCGCCTAGACTCCAGGTTGGGCAGAGAGATATGATCGTTGGGTACGTCCCACGCCCTGCCTTGACCGCTTCCTTACGGGAAAGGCTAAAGCCTCTAGCTTGACTCCACTTACAGATGAAGACTTGTGTCTCACCCGTATTGAAAAGAGACACTTGGCGACTCTTCTCTTGTGGGCTGTGAGTCCCAGTGTCCTTCCACTGATAGTATGACTCAGTGGGCAGGCCTGACTCCTCAATCATTCTCTTGCTGTACCTAACCCATGCTGGCAAGGTTATCTCTGTCGCGCCAGGTGCTGGCAGTGGCGCGCCTTGCAAGGAGAAGAAGTCAGGGTGATTCTTCACCACCTCTGAAAAGTCCAGCCACGGCACCCTCTCGACTATGCGTCGGTTCCGCTGGCGCTTCATGCGAGGTCTGGTAGATGACCACTTGATGCCGTGGTCATCGAGCATTTCCTTCAGCCGTGACTCCTGCTCATTAAACTCACAGTAAATAACGACCGGTTCACCCGGTTTCGACATCAGGAAAGACAGTACCCATAGCAGCTTAGGGTCTATGCTGTGTCTGACCCTGATGTATGGTCCGTCCTCGACCTCTCGGTACTTGTCATATGAACATGCTATCTCTCTCAGGAACCCTGCAATGACAAGATACATGTCGTGAATACCAGTCTTCTTGGCCTCTCCGTCCTTGCCGACGGTCTCAAGGAAACCGTTGAGGACGTTGGTCGATTGCGCTACCTGTTGCTCAGTCGGTGGTATCTCCACATACCGGAAGGTCTTGTCCCTTCCGGCAAACTGGTCAGCTTCGCTACGGATGTAGCGGATAGAGTTACGGCTAACAAAGACCTGGAAATCCAAGTCATTCTTAGCTTTGAACTTGCCGGGTGCGTACTGATACAGCCACTGCTCATAGTGGTCATAGAATGTCGAACCCCACTTGACACCATAGGGGTCGATGCACTTCATCTGACTCCACAGGTCATGCGGTCCCTGCTCACAGGGAGTCCCGTTCAACAGGACAACAAACTCGGGTCGGCGGCATATGTAATGCATAGCCGCAGCGCGCTGACTCTCGTAGTTTTTGATAGCAGACGTCTCATCCGCTATGATGAACACCTCCTCAAGAAGTAGGTGCTCTTCAATGAATGGCGTCCGGGACTTGAGTCTCTCATAGTTTATGATATAGACATCATAGTCCTCATGCTCTGCAAGAGCCTCCCAGTCTTCATCCTGGGACCCGTCCAGGACTCTGACGTTCAGCCCACCTTTCTGTAACTCGTCGACCCATGGGTCGAACATGTTAAAGGTAGGACACACTACCAGTCCGTGGGTCACCAGACCCTCAGCCAGTGCGCGCTTGAGTGCAGCTATGGCACTCCATGTTTTACCCACTCGCATGTCGTACCACAATGGGATCTTGCGTAGCTCCCATATGGCCCATGCGCCGATTAACTGTTGACTGTAGAGAGTATAGTGAGAGCAGTACTGTTGAAAGACTTGCGCCTCTTCAAATATCTCGTACTGCTCGACCTCGACCTCTTCAGTCCGGTCGATAGGGACACCCATTGCCGCTGCCATGAGTTCAGACTGAGTCAGCTTCCTGTCCTTCTTGACTATCCTTCTCTTGTAGATCGCAGGGAGTCGCCCGACTCCATCGGTCGGTTGCGCTCCTGCTTTCAGGAGGATACTGAAGAAAGCCAGAGTCGGGAGCTTGTACTCCCAGTAGTAAAGCAGGTCAGCGGCTATCCGCTGCGTCTCTTCGTCAATCATAGGAAGCGCCAGCAGACGCTTCAGGTTGACTGAGGTCGCCGGACACTTTACCCACGCAGGGAAGTCACCAGACATAGTGTCTGGGTTGAGTCGGTGGTCCTTCCGCCCAACGGGACGCACCTGCTTGTGCATGTTGAAGTAGGTGGCCGACCGCATGGCGGTTATGCCTGTGGCCGTCCGGACATACAGATACTCTTGTACCCATATGTCGAATTCTCACATGCAGGGTTGTTGAAACGCCTTGGCCGGTCTCCCGACCGCGAACGCCGGTCGGCCGTCCTCTGTTACTATGTTGTCGCCATAGTAACGACCGCCATCAGCCAACCGCTGGGCGATTAATTTAGTTAACTTCATTGCATACCTCATCGGTGCCTATAGCCTAACGAATTAGGCCATAGGCTGCAAGTTTTTTCTCATTGTTGTGGTTCTAGCTGGTTTTTGCCGCCTTCATAATACGGGATAGGCTCCATCCCTTCTCCAGTGCCACGTTGGCAGTCGCCTGTGAGATAAGACCGTTATCGACCATCATGCGTACCATGATGATAGTCTGAGCGGCCAGCGCTGTGTCTGGGTTATTCGCCTGTTTCATAAGTAGCTTGTCAGCCTTCGCCTTCTTGTCAGCCTTCGCCTGCTTTGCGCGCTTCCTGTCGGACTCACGGTGCCACTCACTCTTGAATCGAGTGGTGACCACCTTGTGGTCATTAAGTGCAGTCTCCACTTGCTGCACTTCGATGAGAAGCTTGACGCGTCTCCTCTCAAGTGCGGCTTGATTCTGTTTGATCCGGTTCATTACCCGACCGTGGTCGGGGTCTTGGTACTTGTTATATAGATCCGACACTCTATCATCAAGAGTGTCAAGGGACAGATACTCCCTGTTTCTTTGTTTCATTGCAAACCTCATCGGTTGGTGGTTCCAAACAAAGGACGCATACCCTCTCAGATATACGTCCCCTCTTTGCAACCACCACTCATATGAGTGGTGGTCTATGTCATTGTCTACTAAGCAACGTACTCTTCGTTGCCAGCAACGTACTCTTCAGCAGGTGTCGCGGCTTCAGCAGCGGGGGTCTCTGTCGACTTCGGTGCCTTCTTCTTTGCCTTGCGGCAACCGTCGGCGCGCCAGCCAAACGAAACATTAACGGTCTTTGCGTTGCCAGCGGCATCAGCAATGAGGGTCTCCCCTCGGTAATTGACCGCAGGAAGTTGAAGACCTCCTTTGAGGAGCACAGTGTGACTCAACTGTGAGTGGAAGAAGTCAATCATAAGCTGCTCATCGGTCACTTCAGGGTCGCTGAGGTGAGCGACAATCTCAGCAGGCAGTCCGCTTGAGGGGATAGCACCTTCGGCACCCTTACTGAGGGCAAGCCCTTCGAGGATGGGTCGAACCTGAGTCTGTGCATAAGCTGAGATTCGCTTTGCCATTTCCGATTTCGCGGAGTCAAGCCAGGAAGCCGACCATGGATCCTTTGCGGCACGGCTGCTAACCTTTCTGACCTTAAACTGAACGAGGTTGGGGCACATAGCGCCCTTACTCATCAGCACTACATTGACGGTCATTGCTGACATTGGGTCAGATGTAGCGGATTCCACCAGCAATACAAACTTATCAAGCAAGTTGTTGCTTTCCAAGTAGGAAAGTGTCGGGGCATACGCTCCGATGCTTTCAAGGATTGCAAGGGAATCTGCTGGGAGGACAGAATTGGCGAGCGTGGTAAAATTGGAAATATCCATTTTTATTTTTTCCTTTGTTTGGTTTGCCCGGTAGGCATAAAACATATATGGCACCGGGACTCGTGTGTCAAGGGTAAAAGTTACACTACCCGATACCATAAGTTGATCCTATAGTATCGGTTCGTGTGGCAGGCGATCACCATACTCCGAAGAGCATGGCACTCACTGCGATACAGTAAATGGTCATGTTTGACCTCCTTCTTTGTTTTGAAAAACTGCCCGGGAATCGAACCCGGGTTACACCAGTCAGCCTATTCTTCCTGTAGCTGTTTGTGAACACGAACCCAGGCGTCGTTCCACTTCCACTTGCAATACGGCAACCCTTCTCTCATCCTTACAAGATGCCAGCCATCCAGCCAATACAGCCGGAAGTCATTGCCTCTGTTTCCGTATATGTCAATGTCTATCTCCTCGCCATGGGTGAGGATATTGATGTCAATATCCTTTGGAATCACGGACTTCAAATCATGGCCATGAACCACTATGTAGCGGCCACCTAGGGTCAGGTACACCTGTGGCTTGTATAAGGCTCCCACAGAGATTAGCTCTCCTGTCATAACACTCTCCTTTGTTGAAAAACTGCCCGGGAATCGAACCCGGGTTACACCAGTCAGCCTATTATCTCATCTATCAGGACACAGGTTCCCCAAAACATGGGGAAGAAACAGAACATGAATAACACTTCCATCAGTTAAGCTTGCGTTTCAAGTCTGCAAACTCCCATGGGGAGTCTTCAATATCCCATCGCAACCCTTCTTCATGTCCTGCTGTATCTCTACACCTCCAGCGTATCCCGTATCCCCCGATCAGGGGATGGGTGTTGTACCAGACACATTTTCCGTTTTCTATCACCATCACAATAGTCTCCTTCGGAGACTGTTGTACATAGTCCGCTTTACTTCGGGGTATGAAACCCAGCGGATACTGTGGGTGTTCTTTCATTTTCACTCCTTTAAAGTACAGACCGGAGGGGAATCAAACCCCACCATCTCCAACGGATGCCCATCAAGGCGGTCTTTTACAAAGGACATAGCTCAAATTTTATGTATGTAGCTGACGCTAGTCTTAGATTTTCACAACCTAGCTATAACCAGGGAGGATCCTTATCAGATTCAGATCCTCAACACTTCATAGTCACACGTATTTTCACCCTATCAATTGTACCATCAAACCTTGCATCCTCTCTTGGTTTCCGCCTATAGGTCACTTGGATCCCGAGTATTTCTACCAAGTATCCTTGCTTCCTGTAGGTTTTCGCCGCGATGAATGTCTAACGAGCTATCCAGCCAATCGAATCAGGGGGTTATCTTCAGATAGACTAATCCCATGATATCGCTTCTAAGCAGTGTTCCGGAACTTTGCGTCACAACGGATTTCTAATGGTGTTCTAGGCGACTTGAGTGGTTTCTTTCGGGTCTCACTAGAGGAGTGAATCGTGTTCTGAGATATTTAAGATCGCGATCCGTGGTCAGTACACAACACCTGTCAGGGACGCTCTTAAGCTTTTCCCTGCCTTGTTTGCTTCATGGTTAGGGTATTCTGAAAATACCTGCACCCAATCTACGTCACACTTGAGCGTCACATAATAGTGATTCACTCTTATTCTAGCTATCCCGGCGATCTAAGGGGTAATCCCAAAGACTTTAGAATGCCGGAAACTATACAAGCACTTGCCTATACTAGGCACGTTATCCGTTGCTGCATAAGAATGTCAAAGAACGTTGAAACCGTTGAAAATGTTTTCCAACCTTCAGGAGTGTCATAACAAGTCCAAAGACTCATGCAAACAGTTTCCTGAAGTTTTCAGCGCTTTCAAAGAATCAGGTCAGAAAAATCTCTGGGGTGTTGCCACCCCGGTCGGTATTCCCGGCCTTCGGCTACCTATATAGCAACTGGTGTGCCATGTCTTGAAAACCGAGGTTCAACCTGGGTCGCGGTTTCCATGCAATAAATGTTCCATGGGGTAAAGTGTGACATTTGTGTCGTGGTTTTCTGCTTATGACCTGTGTGTTTGTGGGGATATACAAGCTAAGTCTTTGCATACCGATGGATTCTTGGAAACCGCGACATATTTGTCGCAGACCGTGACATTAATGTCGCGGTTCTGTTAGAAGCTGCGCTTTCGTTGACCTGAACAGCGATCGAGATGTCACGGTTGCTGATGACGTAGGTTGTAACTGTGATCTCGGTGATTGAGTTTCTGTCCCCTTTATCTTTAGTCGCGTTGCAAGATCCGTTCCATGTGTGTCTTCCTTTTCTTGACATAACTATCCCCACGATACTTCCTCCGCTTTCGGCTACCATTTGATGAGATTGGGGGTTTCCCCTGGTATGTCGGGGTTTTCTTGGTTTTTCACTGCATTCCAGATGTGGTCTATGGGTGTTTTTCGAAAATAGAATATAGCGTTAATGGAGGATGGAAGGGGACTCTCAAATGTTGGCTTTGGGAACGGATCCGGGATTTTTCGAAGTGTTTGATCTGCTGAAAGCATAAGGGGAAACTGGCGAATCAAGGAAAAATGGGGTCAAATGGGAATTGTGCCAGATCTCGTCAAACCCCTATTAGAAGCATCAATGTCGGCTATGATCTCTTAAAAGTGGCTTGACCCACGATTCTACCCCCAGTTTCGCCAGATCTGGCGAGATCTTCGGATATCTATTTCATTAGCTCAACATTTGAAAATAGAGGTTTCAATAGGGGTTTTAAGCTATAGGTATTTTTCGAAAAACGGAGCCGACACCTGTGAGAAGTGCATTTCGTCAGCTTCGGCCCCTTCCGATCTTGTACCTGACAGGGGGAATGCACCGCAGTCTATCTACTCATGAGTCAGTATTGGGGCGCTCTTATCTACTCATGAGTCAGTAAATGGCAGATCTTCCACCACGGTCAAACGCCGACTTTCGGCAGATCTCGCCAGATCCCGAAATGCTCGACAATCGATTTTCCAGGGTAGGGCAGTACGATGTTGTGCATTTGGGGGATCGAAGCAGTGAGAGGGCAGACAGGCACCTGCAAATGGAATCTACTCATGAGTAGGTCACGGTTGAACGCCGACTTTCGGCCGACTACTCTCGAGTCGATTACAAGGACCGGGGTCACCGTGACTCGCAAATTAACAATATATCTTATCTCGATTCCCACCCCCGTTTGCCCGATCGCGTGAATACCGGCGTTGTAGCTGCGTTATTAAAATATCCTTGCAACATAAAATATAGTGTGCTATACCCTATATATATAGGCAGGAGAAAAGCGATGCGTCGACTCCCAGACAGTTCGCTCCACTCAGCGTTCCTAGCAATCGTCAAAGGCGTACACCAGAAACAAGTCTTGACGAAAGCGAATAGGAAGCTGCTTGGCAAAGCGACAGCAGAGGATGCACACGAGTACAAGAAGTACTTGTTTGCTCTTCTTGACGCTATCCTGGAATCACATGGTTACGACGAATTGTTCTCTGTGGCGGCCATTGTCCCTACAGAAGTGGAATCGCCAGTCAGTGGTAAAGCTACCAGTACCCAGAATGCTCCTCTGGATCTGCGCAAGCGTGACACGGCTGGGGAGGCGGTTCCTTCAGGTGCACCCGAGGTCACCGGAGCATCTGCGATGTTAGCCTTAATGGCTGTGACCCCCGTTCGGAAGGCGGGTACTTCCACAAGTCCGCGAGATGCGGCGTCAGGCGACCAACCTGCAAACAGCTACGTTAAGGCTACAAAGGGTCGTTCCCAATGACTCTGGTGCGCGGAGGAAGCTGGACCCTCATCTGGCCTCCTCCGCGCATCTTCACCTTGGAGGAGTAATGCAGTTCGCTTTTAAAATTACGCTCACAGACAAAGACGCCGCCACGACTGTCAACCTGGATCTCCCAGTGGGACTTTACGGTCTGACCTACTTCGGCTTCGAGTTTACTACAGGCTCAGGTGCTACTATCCAGCCGGTCATCTCAGAGGACGCCGCAGCACCAGCAGGTGGTGGCGACGAAGAGGACCGTTATGCTCCGGCGGCGACGACGGCAAAGGCGACCCCGATCCAAACTCAGTTTGATCCGCCTATCCCCTTCAATGTCGTAGCGAACGCCGCGAGTGCTCGTGGGGGCCGACTCTACTTCCGCCCACACTTCAATGCGAGCGCCGACAACGATGGTGTCGGACTTATCGTATTCACCCCATTGGGGCCACAGGCTGAGGTTCTGTCGGTATGAGGAGAGTAAAGTACCTTAAGGCCGGAGTCCTAACAGAGCGTAATGCAGCTACTCCTGCTGCATCTGACCCGACGTGGTCCAGGTTTCTTCTAAACTCAGGTTCAACGAGAGCCGACCCCGGGGGAGGGGCAACAGTAACGGTCAACAGCGAGACATCAGACGGCTGGACAGACCTTTCTCGCGCAGCTTCCAATGACCGCAAGATCTCCGAGCACAGTAGCTGGAGCATCGGTCTAACTAAGGTTGGAGGAGGCGCACTGACATGGGCCGACTCGTTCCTCTTGGAAACTCATATTGTCTTTAATCAGGGGACAGCAGCCGGGGATACATTCGCTGGGCAGATGGTCTTACCCGTCGTCGCCAACGCGGCAGCGCCGTCAACCAATGCACATTTCTGGTTTGGCTATGGGTGGTACTCCTCAAATGGAACGACTGTTAAGCTTGGCCGAACATACTCGGCAGACTCGTCAGTGAACCCGCAGTTCACTTCGCAGCAGGTGAAGTCCACTGGGTGGACCAACCAGGGCCGGGTCATATGTACATATAAGAACACTGTTCAGCGGAGTGGCTGTGCAGCGACCGCCGAGTTCAGGAGTTACGACAACTCAGTATTCCAGGCCGGAGTGTCTGCGGACATCCGAGGGTTCGTTGGTGGCATGACGCACTTTGCGGCTGGAGCAACTGACCAGGTCTACTTGGTCCTGTACGTTCCCGGCTGGAATAGCAGCGGCTCATACGATGTAGTTAACTGCAAGTTTAAGTTGTTCTACAACATTCACTACTTGCCCCAAGACCCAACAGGATAGGCGCATGGCTACTATTGATGACTTGATCGAGCAGGCGACAGTGTCTGCAATCATTGAAGATCGTGATAATGGGACTGACTTAGTCAGTGAAGTTCGGCTCACAATTACTATTCCGATTGAGCTTTTAGACCTCATCTCGACAGGAAGCACAAGGAGTCACGTGCTTGTCAGAGACTTTCTAAAGCCAGCAGTGGATACAGCCCCATGAATAAGCCAGAGATAACTCGTTCAGCCATGGTCGGACTTTCGAGAATAACTATACATCTGGACGATGTTAAGAAGAATCTGGTTGAGAGCCAAGCCTCCGTCCGAGACATTAACGATGTCCAGCAAGCGCAGATATACATTGAAGAGGTTATACGGTGGTACAAATCTACAAAGAAGACTTAGAGGTATATCTTAGCGTTCTAGGACATAAGCCCGTCGGATCCTATATTGTTGGGTTCGAGGGGCTTGTTGTTGCGTTTGAGCAGAAGGGGAGAGAGGTCATAGATTACGGTGGTAAACTTGGTGCCAGGTGGACAAACAAGCAGATCCCAGTTGTCCTAGACTCAGTCATTAAGCTCCCATCTGAAAATCAGACGATCGGAAACATTGATGATCTTATCATTATTGTAGACGACAGCCCAGAGCTTGCTTTGTCTACAGGGAAGGTCAATGCTGACAGGGCCAGCATGGTTTCTAGGGGGTCCGCGCAGATTTCATATGGTCCGACTAAGTATGTTCTTTCTGATTCTCCTTCTCTTGGCCCAGACATACTTCGCCCAAGGCCAGGGGATGCTGTTAACTACTACGACGTAAACATGGACAGGAAGGTTACGCTGGAAGAAGTTGCAGGAGGCTCTGTTCGGTATAACAACAGGACCATCCTCGGACACGCCATGGGGCTTTCCGAAGGCTGTTGGGGGCCGCTCGGAGGTCGCGACGGCAGAGCGTGGAGATACCTCATAGATGTCGCCAAGAAGCACCTTGGCTCAAACGACTATATAGAAGTATTTATTCTCCATGGGCATGATTTTTGGAACTGGTGCGCGGAAGGCGATGAAAACTGGATTCCATTCTTGCACGTCGGGCAGAGAGGCCCAAAGGTAAAGGAGATGCAAGAGCTTCTCACGAAACGCGGATTTGAGTTAACCTGTGACGGTGATTTTGGTCCAAAGACTGCAAAGGCTGTCATTAAGTTCAGGACCAACAAGGGTCTGGACAACCTTGGTTGGGCTGAACGAGGCTTCACCAAAAGGGACTGGGGGGTGCTACTTGGAGACTGAGATAGTCACGGAATCAACAGGACTTATCTCCACCATGATAGACTATGGTGCGCTGGGCATTATGGTCATATTCCTAGCATGGCAGCACCTACAGTTAACGAAGCGCCAACGAGAGGATGGGCGTAGCGCGCAGGATCGTAGTGATCGCGTTATGGAAAAGTTCGAAGCCCAATTAAATGATATCCACAAAAAGTACGAAGATCGTGAGGATCAGCTAAGGTTGCGGTACGATACTGTAATAGCAGACTTGAATCTCAATAGGGATACATTAAAAAATGAGATACACTTAGGGCTAACATCTGCTAATGAGAAGATAGACTCTTTGGCGTCCAAGGTCGACGAAGGGCTTTCTGAGATAAGAGACATGAAGCAACAGGACCTGCTTAGGAGGGCACACAGAGATGCGCAAAGCTAATTGGAAGAAAGTCGGAAACATTGTCAAGAATGCTATTATGCTTGCTGAGGACTTGTTTCCAGACAAGGGCGCTGGGGCCACGAAGAAAGCGTTCGTCATAAACTTAATTAATGATCGGGTAGACATTCCGATTCTGAATGAAGGACAGGAAGAGGCAATCATCAGTATTCTTATTGATGTCATTTGCACCCTGGTGCTGAAGGCATGAGCTTTAAGGCCGAGCTTGCAGAGCGCTTGAGAGCAAAGTTTGATCTGGATGAGATTGCAGACTCTGTCTCTACGCTAATGAGCGGCGCCACTGTCAAGACCGAGTACAGGCTAACACCAGGTGGTAAGCGTGTACCCATAAAAGTGACAGAAACTGTTCGGCCACAAGACAGGGCTAAAGGTCTGATTCTGCTAGATGCCATAGCGTTCAATGGTGAGCTTGGAATGTCTCCAAGGACCGTTGAACAGGGGGATCTCACAGACTTGTATCGAAGGTTCTCATCTGAGACTGACGCCAGGATAGTTCAGAATACAAAGGCACTAGAGCATGACGAGTGAGGATACACTAAGATCGCAGCTTAAGGTCAAGTCTCAAGAGCTTGAGGCTTGGAGGCGTGCGTTTATGGATCCTAAGTCTGATGCCTCTATGAAAATGAAGGCATCACAGAATTACATGATTTGCCAGCGCGATCTCAAGGAGTTAAGGGACGTCCTTGACGCTTTGGACGTGGATAACGGTCCACAGGATGTGAAGAAGGACATAGTCCAGGAAATCTCAGCCAACAAGAATACATTGGTTAATGAGAGCGCTAAGGATCCGAGGGTAGATGAGAAGCTGGTTGCTGACTTCGAGTTTTTCTGTGCTCATCTTGAGATAACATACAGGCCAGGACTTAATCCAGACTACCCAGAGGGCGGATATGGGCCATTTATTTTAGCAGATGGTCAGAAGAAAGTAGCAGACTTGATGATCAACGTCATGCTAATAGAGCGCAGACCACTTAGAGTGATTATACTTAAGTCCAGGCAGCTAGGATGCACGACTCTGTTGCTCGCGTTCTGGATATGGTTGCTGACTCGCTACAAGCATTTTCACGTTTTCTTTATGATTGATGTTGGAACACACGCAGTCACTAAGAGGACAATGGTTATTCGTTGGATCGACAGCCTAAACAAACGATGGCCACACCTGTTCGCGGGTGTCAAGAGGGGGCAGAAGAAGGAGAAGATCCTAGGTCTTTCCAACAATTCAATTCTGTTCATAGACAGCGCTGAGTCTACAAATCCTGGAACATCAGAGATGTTGCATGTTCTGCACACCTCAGAGAAGCCTAAGTGGCCACGGGGTCGTGCAAGATCCATTAAAGAGAGCGTCGAGCCAGCGCTTCCAGCCTCAGCCATGACTGCTAATGTTGACGAGTCCACAGCTTGTGGTCTTGATGACTTCTACTATAAGTGGAAGCTGGCAGTAACAGATAAAGATGCTGGCATTATTCCTATATTCCTCCCATGGTTTATAACCTCAGAGTGTCAACTCCCTGTACAAGAAGACTTCTCTTGGTCTAACAGGGTTGAGTTTAGAGATCACGACCCGGAGACAGACAAGGAAATCTCAGAGATAGAATACTCCATTAAGTACGATCTTTCTAAGAGTCAGATTGTGTGGAGGAGGTGGGCTATCCTAACCAAGTTCGAAGGTAATAGGAATTCATTCGATCAAGAACATCCGACTACACCTTCTCATGCGTTTAGGCAGTTTGCAAACCAGTTCTTCGGTAAGGGTACAAGGATAAACGTGGCAAACTCTAGCCATGATTTCTTTAGGGGAAGCCTCATTGACTCCAATGGAAACAATGATCCTAATAGAATGGTCAACTGGGCTGAGGTTTCTCCGGACTTTGAGGCAAATGACAGGGGGCCGCTATTCATTAGAGAGCTTCCAAAGGATGGAGAGAGGTATTATATAGGTGCCGACGTTGCTGAGGGCAAGTCAGTAATAGACATCCAAGGAAAGCAAGGGTCCGATTATACAGTTTTTTCAGTAAAAGACAGCAAGGGCAGGAGTGTCGCCACTTGGGTTGCCCGGATACCGCCCGAAGAGGCATGGCTCCCACTCCTGCTCTTAGCTGTCTTTTACAACAAAGCACTAGTCAATGGTGAGAGAAATAACCATGGATATACACTTCTAGTATTTTTCTGGAGGACGTTCTACCCCAGGAACCTCATAGAATCAGAGCCGAAATCAAGGACTCCAAAGGAGCGAGCTTGGACATTGCTTTCTAGGTCGGAACTTAGGATGGACATGCTAAAGCAGCTTCGCTCTCTTTACACCAGGATTCCAGATTCTTTGTTTTCCCCAACCGGTCATGAAGAGAGTCTTCAGAAGCAGATAGAGAACTTTGTTAAGTCTCAGACATCTGGAGGATCGGTAAGGTACGAGGCTGCTAAAGGCTTTCATGATGACATAATATTTGCCGAGGCGCATGCATATAGAGCAGTCGCGTTTGGCGAGGGTAGCTCAGTCTATGAGATGAACGGCGATTACGTTGTTAAGCACGAGAAAGAAACTGTTCAGGAAGAAGAGGACGATCATCCACGTCTTTCAGACACTGACATAGCTAGTCTCATAGATGGCTCCTCTGCTGGAGCGAACGGATATTCACTAGCTAACTATGGAGGCTTCTAATGCCTGTTTTTATGAGTGGTAAAAAAGTAGAGACAAGGTCTAGCGCCCAGTCACCTATCATGGGAAGCAAGCCAAACGAAGAGTGGGTCAAGTTTTGGCATGACCTTGTCGTGGGGACGCTCCGAGAGCGGAGGCGAAAGTACGACACTAAGTGGAATGACATGAAGCTTCTTGTCGAAAACGCAGAGAGCGGAATGAGGAAGGGCAATTTAGCGTCTGACTTCATTAAGACTCTCCATGCCCGCTTGCTGCGTAAGGATATTGTAGTTAATGTTAACGCAGATGATCCAGACTACATGCTACAAGGCGAGAACGCAGAGATCGTAGCAAACAGTATAGCAAGGGTCGCAGGACTTCAAGAGGCCCTACGCAGGCTTATAACGGACGGGACATGGGCAAGCTTTGGATGTTTAGAAGTTGGGCACCCAATAGACCCAGCATCTCAGTCTGTCATGCATGTGTTCAGGACTCCAAATGTTCAGAAGGTTGAAAGGGCAGTTGACCTTTGGAAGGAAGTGGACTTTGTTCCAAATGAGTTTGCTAACGAGATCCCTAATATGCCTAGTAATGTTCCCAATCCTGCGTCAGAGGTGGAACCCGAGCCTATCTTTAGTCCCGGAGTTGGATACCCGTGGGTTCAGTCAGTTGATCCTAGGCTGATTATTATGCCGCTGTCTTGCAGGGAAGCGCAGTCTTCTCCATGGGTTGCTCGTCTTCGATTCTTAACAAGAGGGGAGCTTGTAACCATACTCGGGTGGGATCCCGGCGATGATGCGTCTGTCCCAGGAGAATGGTCCGAAATCTTTGATGAAACGGCGGAAGATGCAGAGTGGAATACATATCCTGAGTTGACATGTATAGTCGAGCTTTATATCCGCAGAGACAGGAATTCTCCAAGTTATAATAACTACTTCTTGTCGTTTGTCCTTGGAAGGCCAGACAAGGTAATCTCGTCAGGAGTTAATCCTTGGGGAGGCATGGTCCCACTCATCCCCGTTAAGCTTGACCCACTAAAGCCGATGTACGGGACTACTCTAGCCGAAGAGATATCTCCATTTGCAGACGGCTACCATCGTGGCGTCGATGCAGTCATGCGACAGTTGTTGGATCTTCTCAATGAAAAGCATCTCATTTCAACTGGTGCAGGACTCAGCGACGAGGAAGAGAAGAAGCTATATAATCCGTTTTATCGTGGCCCTATTCATGTAAATGATCCAAATGGAATCAAGAGACTTGGAGAGCAGCGGCTAGATCCAGATCTTCTCAGGACCCTGACATTCATTAAGTCTATTGCTCAGACACGGTCCGGACAGTCTGATATGGATCGAGGTACAGCTATTAAAGAAATAACTGCCAGACAAACTCAGGCGTTGTTGGACGCTACAGGCATCAGCGTCGAGTCTATGGGAACGATGGTTTCTTTAGGTGCTCGCGAAGCTGTGATGAAGTTGATGCACTTGACTGGTCTATTCAGTACTGTCGGGCGAGGTCGCAAGTTTTACTTTGGAAACAGATTTGCTGATATGAACCAGGGTACGCACGATTTCGTTAACTCTATGATATATGTTGTTACGGTTGAAGACAACGCAGAGGAGTTCTCGACAGAGGATAGAATGATGTGGGTTCAGTTCTTGAGGACTTTGTTCTCCGACACTGGTGGATTCCTTGCACCGTTCTTTGACGGGGAAGGGTTGGCACGAGAGACTATTAAGGTGTTTTCACGATCTCCCGCGCTGCTATCATCCCGATCGCCAAACAGAGAGCCTCAAGGGAGAAATCCTGGGCAGGATCAGCAGGTTGAAGCTATGTTATCTGGGATGGGGCAAGAAAGTCCTGGACCCATGGGTTCTCAAATGTTAGATATGGTTCAGGGCCAACATCCGGAAAGGGACGTCGGAAGCCGAGGCGTTAACATAGGTAACGCCGTCAGAGGTCAGCTTGCTATAGGGACGGGCACAGGTGAATACTAATGCCTAGATATGATTGGACATGCTTGAGATGTGGTGCTATGACAGAAGTCTTTCGTAGCATGGATCACTATAAGATGCCACCAATGCTGCCTTGTGAGGGTTGCGATGACCTTCTTCCGCAGTCTGATGACCTTCCTGATCCCGTCTGGAAAAAGGTGATCAATGCTCCGCAACTTTTGCTGCATGAAGATCATAAAATCAAAACACCAGATGGAAGGGGAGGTCATCAGACTGGTTGGCCCATTAAAGTGCCAGGACTTGCTGAGACATATAAAAGGGATGACAAAGGTAATGTCATGTATGTATCAGAGGTTGTCGGTACAGATTCTAAAGGTAATGCGATCATAAAGAAGACTCCAGCTAAGGAGTATAAGGACGTTATCTTTAATTCTAAGAAACACCAAGACGAGTGGTTGAAGAGACACGATATGTCCAGAATGATGGACGGAAGGTCTGCTAGCACTGGCAATGGTGAGAAGTCAGTTTATGACAACCAGAGAGATCCTGCACCCAGCAAAAGAGCACAGTCCATGGCAAGCATGGGTAGGTTTGTTGAGTCTGAGGATATCTATAGAATGACTCATGGTAAATAGGAGCAATCATGGAAGACAGTAACAACATTGAACCGACAACAGCAGCACCAGAAGCTCCATCGCTTCCTGACAATGTCAGAGGTCAATTCGACCAGTTGATGCAAAATGAGGACTTCAAGAAGTTCTACGAGTACAGCACAACTCCACAGCCTCGCGTTGAGCCTGAAACCCCACAGCACTCTGGAGTGTCTCCAGAGGTTGCTGCAATACTTGATCGCATGTTCCCGAAACCACAAGACATTTCTATAGGCGATCCGTCCCAACAACTTACCGCACAGCAGTTGATGGACTATCAACGTCAGGTTGATCAGCGAACACGCTTGATGAACTTTCAGAATGACATGAAAGGGTTCTTCAACCAGCCATTTACTAGAAATGGCGTCAGCGTTGACGTTTCTGATCCAGCACAAGTTAACGGAATGTTGAATTTCACTCGCGACTTTGTTGGCAGATCACCTACCTCTGAAGAGATTGCAACGCTTTACTTTCTCGATCAGTTGATGGGAGGGGCCGGGGACTCGGCAGCAAAGCGAGCTGAGAAAGCCCTTCAGTCTAGAGCAGCAAATCAGCAGGTTACTCAGGAGCAGCCTAGGGTTGTGACACCAAAAGCGCAACCACAGAACCGGAGCAACAACTCAGGTCGTGTGCCAACACTCTCAGAGATGGTCGCTGAGAGGAGAGGTGCAGACTGGGTTAAAAACTGGAAACAGCGTATTCTTGTTTCTGACTAACTCTTTGAGGAAAAGGACTCATGGCATATACAGAAGTTGAAGACCTTATTTTAGAACTGCCGCGACGTGTTCGCATGCTCGCTCTCCAGACTCTTACGAAGAACTACCTGTTCTATCGTATGCGTCAGGCTAACTCGATGCTCCAGTGTCACACTAAGGTGGAAATCCCTTTCTACATTAGTGCTCCGAATCTCGGAAAGTGGATCACCTATGGTGACAAGCTTCCAGACACAAGCAGCCGTAGCTTGGCCCGAGGCGAAGTCACAAACCGTTACCTCGTTGTTCCCATCGGAGTCGATCAGCTCCGTCAGATGGAGAACGAAGGCAACCCAGAGCGCATCGTTCAAGACCTTGAACTTGCCGGTCTTGAGGCTGCTTGGGCAATGCGACGTAATCTCGCAAGCGCAACATGGAATGGAACCGGTGGACGCGAGCCTGATGGTCTTACAACCATCATTGAGGCAGCAGCACCAGGCTCTCAGACCGCTACGGTCATGGGCGTAGACAAGTCTAGTAAGGCTTGGTTCCGTAACAAGTATGTCCAGCTGACTAACAACTTTGGCCATATCGCCGCTGGCACCAGCCTTCCCGCTGGTTTTATTGCTCTGCTCTCTTTGATCCGACAGACGACTGTTACTACTCAGCGTCCAAGTGATCTTATTACCACACAAGATGTCTTTGAGACAATCAAGCGTGGTATGCTTGAGATTAGTAGCCCAATGCACATGATCACTGACAACAATACTGCACAGTTTGGCTTTGAGGCTTTCAAGTTTGCTGGCTCGTGGGTTGCATGGGATCCTCAGTGTCCGACTGATCGCGTTTACAGCCTTCACCTTTCTGACTCGTTCGATCCAGGTCGTGCGACGAATGATCCGCGTGATACCGCCAAGTTTGATAGTGACCTTGAGGACATCGGAGCAAAGGGAATCTTTGATCTGAATGCATCTCTTGGCATCGTTGGACATCCTAAGATCCAATTCCGTAAGATCGCTGCTCGCCGCCCATACCGTGAGCTTGCAGAGACTTCCTGGATTATCACTAGCCACAACCTTTACGTTACTCGACTCAGTGACCAGGGTGTTGCTAGCAGTGACACTGGTTCACGCTGGAGCACATGGAGCTAACATGAATTCATTACAAGCAACAGCTATTGTTGATGCGCTTAAGGCACTGACCGGCTACAGCTCTCACTTTTCAGCGGATTCTGGGACAACCCAGACACTCGTTGATGCAGAGCTTACCCAGGCAGACGACTACTGGAACAACGCTCAGATTGTTTTTGTTACCGGCCCAAATGCTGGTATTTCTCGAACAATCTTGGACTTTACAGCATCCAGTGACACCCTTGCATTCAACGCTCTTCCCAATGCGGTGACTGCTGGAAATGTCTACTTCTTGCTTCCTAAGCCAGATGTGTACTATTCCTCGACTAAGGTCTTCCCGATTGCTGCAAACTCTAAGCAGTTTACAGCAAACGCTGCGGCCTGGAATACCACGGGATCGTATGTCGAGGTGGTTGCAAATGTTGGGGCAAATGTCGAATTGACAGGCTTCTACTGTTCAGCAATTTCAGCGAGTGACCATCAGATCTATTTTGCTACTGGCGGTGCTGGAGCAGAGGCGATCAAGGGAGAGTTCCCGTGCTCAGCGGTTGGGTTTATCCCACTGTCTAGCGTGCGAATCGCTAACGGTACGCGCCTAGCAGCAAAGACATCTTCAGCATCAACTAATGCAGACACTATTAACGGATTTTTCACCTACAAACAAGTAATCTGAGAGAACAAAATGTCACAACGATATAACCACACTACTGGGACGTGGACCGACTTGGACTCTACGTCCAAGTTCTACCACCCAAATGTAATGATCAAGGCTGCTGACGTAACAGAGAAAAAGATTGTTGCCGATTCAGACTTGTTTTACCCAGGCAAGACTCGACGAGTCATTTACCGCCAAGGGGCCAACGAGTATCCTATGGAGCTTATTCCATATGTTCACTCCGGTGCCACCCTGACGCTTGGTTCGCTTGCCTATGACGCAAACAACGTCGCAACGTATACTCCGACACTTCAAAATCGGATTATCTTGCACGGTGGAGCTGGCTTGGCTGGCGCTGGCGCTTTGGTTCGTACAATCGCCGGTGTGCTCATGGCAGACTATTACACGCACTGGGACGACAACAGCAGCAAACGCGATGATCACCATGCCCTCACCCTGGAAGCTGGAGACTTTATTTGGCTCATTCGGCGTGGCCTATGCTACGTTGACTGCGACGGCGCTATTAGTGACGACGCTGGCTTCATTATGGCAGCAAACGGCGAGGCGACAGCGTCAGCCGCAATTGGTACAGGTTCCGTAGCGGCGCTTGCGACCAGCTTGCTTGAGAATACAGAGGGCCTGAACTACGCCAAGAAGGTTGGCGAAGCGCGAGCAACGGTCAGCGGAGCGGGACAGGGTCTTGTTGAGATGATGCTGCCACGCGACTTCCGTGTAGTTTGATAAGTAACATAGTTATCGCAAGATAGCATGGGGGCTGTCGGCATCAGCCGACGGCCCTTTTTGGTAATTAAAAAACAAAGGTGCAACATGCGGTCCTATAGGGTTGAGCAACTTATACAATATCTTCAGGCAACCATAGGTACTAACGCCAATACGGACTTGATGTACCGCTGGGTTGAAGAGGCACTGGTTGAGATATACTCCCAGCCTTGGTCCTGGAACTGGAAGGTCATTAGTGGCATAACCAGTGCTGCTCTGACAGAGGCTGCTGGGACTTTTACCTGGACGACAGGCAACACCTATATAACATGCTCTAGCCCAATGTCAACAATGGGGTTCAGCCACACCGGAAGGAAGGTTAAGCTAGGAGATCGCTGGTATCAGACGACGGATATTGGGCTAACAAACACTAGCAGGATTTACGTCAACAGGCCTATAGTAACAACAGAATCAACAGGCGTTAGCCTTACATTTTACAGAGACTTCAAATACTTCAAGACAAGTCGAATCAGAAACGTGTCTTGCGGGGATCTGCCCAAGCTTGGAAGGTTCGACTCAAATGACCTACGAAAGTTCTACCTGTTAGCAGACACTCAAGACTACGATGACGGCGAGCCCAACCGGTGGCAGGATCTGGTTGTTGAGCGAATGTCTGCACCAGCTTTCCCGCCGACCTACGCCTCATCTGGCGCAGGCTCGTTCACCAACGGTAAGTATTACTATTTCTTTACCAAGTACGATGAGGAGTCGGATCTTGAGTCAGAGCCAGGGCCAACAGCTGAAGTTAATATAACTGACACTAGGCGCCCAAATATGACTTATGCAAATCCAGCAGGAGACAAGCTTGAGTCGACATCGTATAAGATGAGGCTTTACAGGTCCGAAGTTATATCTGCTACTGATCTTAGGCCAAGGACTAGAGTCCCTATGTATCTTGTTGAAACCAGGAACCCCTCTGTCCCTGGTTCACCATTCACAGATACAGACACACAACAGGGCAAGCTTAGAAGTTATCCTGAATATTGGGACGGCGCTTGGTCTGGAGTTAAGCTTATGCCTAAGCCGGACTCGACAGCTTACAGATTTGATGTTGAGTGTCTCGATGACTGGGGCGCTCGTCTAAGGGATGAGCATTATGTCAAGCTAGGTAAAGGCGACGAGATAATGCAGCTACTAAGGCTGTTCTTGGCTGGTGTTTCACGGCTAACTAACTTAGACTCCAAGGAGTACAGGACATCACTTATTGCTTTCAGAGGGCAGCTTGCGCACCTTGTCACTATGGAGCGAGAACCTGGCAACTCGGACCCTGGACCCAGGAATATACACAACTACAGCACAGACCAGTATTCGACAGGCGACTGGGTTGATTGGCTGCAATCTCCTTGGAGTAATGGGTAATGGCAGAACCTGTTTACATAATGCTTGGGGGGCTATCCGACAAGGAGCCTTCGAGAGATATAACCTTCGGTCCAGAGACTTACAATGTGTACCCAGACGAGGAAGGATACCTTGTAAACTATCCCGGCAAGTCTGATTATTTCTATCGTCCAGCAGGGGATCCGCCAGCAAATCTTGGTGTCCCACCGAGCACGTCAACAAAGATAACAAGGCTTATTACTTTCCGAGACAGGTACAATCAGGAGCACATAGTTTTTGTTCAAGGAGCAAACCTGTGTGTCGTTGTTGATAACGGATTTGAACTGCTATATACCTTTGTTGGTATAGACTATTCTGGAAGGTACTTCCCAGAGTTGTTCATTCACGAAGGACTCCTTGTCATACTCAACTTCGGTGACCCGCCACTGTTATGGGATGGGTACAAGAAGGTTCATCCACTAGGTGTCCATGAGACACCCATGTCTCCAGAGGTTAGAGTTCAATACTCACCTGGGTCTAGGACGGCAGTAGATTACGGATACTGGCAGTGGTACACCACATGGTGGACTGGGACCAGGCCCCAGTCTTCTCCAGCAGCCAACAAGGACGCTGATAGCGCGGCAATAAATGGCGTCTATCAATGTCGAGTTCAGTTCATAGACCAATATGGGAACAGAGGACGTCCCGGTCCTGCTTCTAGATTGTGGTCTGTTAAGCCAAAAATAACGGTAACAGCACCGTCTGCTGGGTCTGCTAATTTTGAGGCTGTTCAGTACGCTTGTATTGACTGGTCGCCACCAAAGGTGGAGGATCACATTTATGGGATCGAGATTGGAAGGACAGCAAATCTTCATATAGATGACCCGCAGGGTGGCAGGGGAGCTTATGATTTGTTCTACACAGAGAAGGTTCAAGACGCGAACTACCCAACAAGGTTCATTCATCAAATAAGCGACACCATGTTGATGGCCGGGTCTACAATGGACATGGCGGTTCTTCCGCCAAGCCAGTGCTCTATAGGAGCGTCGTGGGCAGGCAGGATACTGATCGCAGGGCTTGAGAATCCGGCAGAGGTCAGGTGGTCAGACTCAGATAAGTTCGGGCAGTTTAGAGCAATACAGTCACATATGGCAAAGGATCACATTACAGCCATCGTTCCAGTAGAGGGTGGACCGCAGGCCAGACAATACTCTCGCGTCATAATTGTGACCAGATCCACTGTTGAGACCCTGTATGACACAGGAGAAGCAGTTGGCCTACTCAATCAGAACTTTGCAGTAGGGTCAAGGTATGGAAGGTCTATTGTTAGCGTAGACGGCGGTGTGTTCGGACTCTGGAATCGTGGCTTCGGGCTGTACAATGGTGAGACATTTCAGTTTGTCGAAGCGCCATATTTCCTCAAGAGTATGTACATGGACAACAGGCACTATGTCTACTCTGCAAGGGTTATAGGTGAGTGGTACTTCTTATCTGTCCGAAAGGATTCGGCTTCAGCAAATAATAACTACTTGCTCATGTACCATCTAAAGATGGGAAAATGGTACATCGTCAAGGAGACCATGTTCGACCTAACAGTATGGAGAGAATCTCTTCTTGGGTGCGATGACTCAATCTTTGAGTTGTTCAAGGGCAACTACTCCAGCGATGCAGTTGTCGACATAGACAACCTTATGCCAGAGAAGTCATCAATGGCAACAGAGAGATCCATAGACGACTTACATTTTCTTATAGAGCCATCGACATCAGCAACAGCGTCCGTTGAGCTTAAGGGTTTATCTTATGACGAGAATGTTTCAAACTCAAGGGCAATGGTGCTAACAGGTTCAAGGCAGAGGTCTGGGCTAGGGCAGAATGTACATACAACCCCAGTTTGGAACCAGACAAACCTAACATATGCCCAAGAGCCTAATTGGAACGCGGACGAGGACGTTTGGGTCAAGCCTCAAATGTCAAAGAATGTGTCTGGATGCATGCATAGTCTAAAGCTGACGCTGCCGTCTGGTAATAGAGTCAGAATAAAAGCCATCAGAATTAAGTTCTCCGACGACAGGAGGTCCCTGTGAGCGGCATAATAAGGACTCACTTTATACAGGCAAATGCTGCACTGGACCGCAGGAGGCTTGAGGAGCTATCTCTTGAAGCAGCCAATAGGATGACTCAGATATTTCCAGCAAACATAGGTCTAGCACAGTTCCCAAGAGATAGATGGAAGGCGCATACATTCGAGGAATTTTGGTACTCAGCCGAGCATCAGATCACATATGAGTTTCCCAAAATGCACCATCATGTACCTGGATCAAATCTTGAGTTAAGGAATGACGATTCAACTTTGCATGGCAGGGTTGTCTGGTCGCTCGTTGCCAAGCCCGATAGTGCATCAAGCCTTATGATACTTGGATATCCAGTTATCGATGGAGAGGCGCTATGGTCTGCTGAAGATTGGGCCATGCAAGAGACAGAGCTTAAGTACGGAGGAAGTCCGTCTAATCCAGATGATTATGTCGCTGGGACAATGTTCACCCAGAATAGGAAGATATCCATAGGTGGCATGACAAACTTTATTGCAACCAATGGTAGGTCAATGACAGGAGTCCTTCTTTTTTCAATAGGTGCTTGGCTTATTACTGAAAGTCAAATAATAGTAAAGGCGGTGGGGAGATGAGTAAGGTAGTACTGACACCATTAGACAGAGATAAAGCCAAACAGTCTCAGATACAACAGGTGTTTACTGATTTGGCAACTGCATTGAATACAACCAAGGTCTCAGAGAACGACATAGAACCCGGCGCCTTGCATTACCGGCATCTTTCAGAGAGTCCTAAATTCAATCTTGCTGCCAGGTACGGGACTGCGTATGGAAGTACAATCGACAGCACCGCCGTGTCGGCGGGTGGAAAAAACTGGTACAGGATTGCAGCGTCTTTGATCAAGTTTGCAGACGGCGCAACCGGGCTTCCGAATCTGTACGAAAATAATCGACCAGTTATTCAAGTCTATGGTCCATTCCACACTAACCACGCTGGTGTCACTGTTGGGGATAATAGTACAGCAAGCACAATAACAGAGGTTTGCATTGGTGTGTCGACAGACTCCGGCTCAAGCTGGACGCCAATGATGACAACTCGGAGGTCTATAGGCCAAACGTGCGGCGGCACCTTCGCATGGTTTAAGGGATCAACACACCTGCACCCGATAACAGGCGCAAGCGGGTATCAGCCTTACTACGGGTGGGATCGTGCAGTCTGGCTTGTGGGATCATTTGGTGGAGAGTTTAAAAACGGTGCATCAAATGGAAACAGGTGGTATACTGTTTTTGTTGATGCTAATACTACTAATGATGGTCAGTTTTATGGCATGCTGTTTGGTGACATGCGGAGGCTAACATAATGGCAGTCAGTTTTACAGTGGTTGGCAGCACAGTTGACGTTAGTGTTGTCGACGGCAACTTTGAAACCTGGCAGAATATATTCAGGTCTGGACTGCTGTCGGCAGATATAACTGGATCGATATCAAGGTTCAGAGTATTCAGGTATATTAGTGGTCGACTAGTCTCAATGCATACATTTGCAAACCCATATAGAAACCCTGACGCTGGTCTGACGCAAGGTGTTAGGGACGTTTTTGATCTGACTTACAGGGCTGCAACAGAGGCGTCCGGCACGCTCTCAGCAGCAGAGGCTAGAGAGGCAGCCGGACCGAGGAACGCATACGCTATGGAGCTTCTTGGACGACCTGGCCCGTCGTTCTACTACGAGTTTCAAGAGCAAAGCATAGCAGAGTCCACCGTTGCATCTGCCGCGTCCTCTAGTGGATGGCCCCCGTCTAACTGGCCATACAACAGGTATCCAGACGATTACTGCTATTCAAGGTGGCTGACTGTACCTGGAGCATCTGTTCGTGAGTTTGTTAAGCATCCGACAGTCGCAAGGATAACAGCGCATGTTAAGGGGTCATGGCAGCATTGGGCGCAGATAGCGCCAGCAGGCTCGGCTGCAAATCCTTCACAGTCTCTTCCACTTAGAGACAGGAATCTAGTGAGGGCCGCGCTGATTGTAGATACAAATCCGACCCTGACGACTGACTTTCCGAACTCTAACCCCAATATTAAAGACCCATCGACAGGGTCGACCGCGTCTCATGTCTCGTGGAACATAGCAAATGATCAGACGTTTTGTAACTCGCAGAGAGAAGTTATAAGGTTGACAGCAGAGGTCAAGCTTTCCGGAGGGTCATTCTACAATTTCTCTTTAAAGCTAAGAGAGCCTGGATACCATGGGTGGGTCTTGGATAGCGGCAACTCGTGGCAAGACGATGTATGGGAATGGAACGGGACTGTAGCTGGGACTACGACATCTAACAGGCCTCAGACAAACTATGCTGGAACAGCGAGCATAGCGTCACAATATAGCCACAGAGCCTTGTGGGTCAACTTGATTGAAAGCTCATCGATAGATGTCGAACTTCTGTACAGGAGATCGACACCTTACCTTAATGACACTTCAGCATCGGAGTTTTAATATGCCAGGACCAGCAGATAGATTTGAAGAAGAAGACGAATTCGAAGGACTGTCAACAGGTGACTACCTACAATCCGCGTTCGGAGGTGCACTCTCTGGAGCAGCAGCAGGTTCAGCGTTTGGTCCATGGGGCGCTCTTGCAGGTGGACTCGGTGGACTTGGAGTCGGATGGGCAGACTCAGCTTCACAGCAACGGCAGCTTGAGGCAGCCTTTGCGCAGCAGCAAGAGTTAAATAGGGAGCTTGCTGAAGCAGGTCTAGATGCCGAGACATTCGCACAGAACGCAGCGTTGCAAGGTGGCATGGCTGCCGAGAGGGCGGAAGCAGAGGCTAACTTTGCAGGACGACGTGCAGGGCTGAGTCCAGCACAGATCATCGCCCTCCAACAGCAGGGTCGTATAGACGCACAACTTGCAGGAGTCCAAGCGCAAGCTCCTCTGCTCCAGGCAGCGCAACAAGCGAGGAGTCAGCGACAGCAAGATATACTTAATCAGTATCAGGTCGCGCAGATGCTGCAAGACAATGCAATGACTCCAGGACTTTCAGAGTCGTTCGGATCAGCAATGCAGGCAGCGTCAGCATTGGGGACTCTCCGTGGGCAGCCAGACGCGGCAGCAGCCAAGATCAATCCAGGTGCAGAGGACGTTTCAAAGTTGTCTACAGCATTTGCCGAGTCTCCCGTTACGCAAGAGGAGTTGATCAGACCATACATTAGGCCAATTGTTCCGCAGTCACAGCCTGTTGTGCAAACGCCCGTATCCGCCCCACAAGCCTCCCAAAGCTTCCAGGGCACCGGAAGCCCTTGGGGCCTTCCAGCGGCCACTGGAGCCGCTCCTGTGCCCGCTATGCCAGCTATTCGGCTCGGAGGACGAACAGCCGTAGCCGGAGCGCCCGCGCAAACCTACGCCCTGGGATCTCAATACGATGACTGGCTTCTTGGACAGAGGTTTGACGCTTCGGGTCAGGCCACAACTCCTCCAACAGCAGGGTTCGAGGGGTCTAGTTGGGCGGAGTTAGCTAACGAAGCAGCCCGCCCAACTGTTGCCGTGCCCAGTCCTGTTGGCCTTGCGGCAGAAGTTAGACAACCGCTAAATGTCGAGATACCCGCCGGAGAACCACTAGCGACCCAGGTATCGCCTGCGGCGTGGCGTGTGGACGAGAATTCGGCACTAGGCAGAGTCTTCTCCACACTGGACGAGGGTGGGACTCTAGAAGACCTAGACCTACAGGGGACAGGCATGGACCCAACTCAGGTGCAAACCATAAAGAGAATATACCTGTCGTTGCAACGGTCCACACCTGGGACATCCACTTATACGTCAGCAGTTGACGAGCTTATTGAAATCGCAGGAGGAACCCAGTAATGGCAAAGGTAGTCCAGAAACGAAGAGAACCATTAGAGCTTGGACTTAGCGGGCTGGCTGGCGCTATGGAAGGCGCAACAGAGTCTGAGCAGATCAACATTAACCGTAGACTTCAGGAGCGTGACCTTGCGCGCCAAGAGGCCGCACTCAGCGAGCAGGTCAGAAGCAACGACATGCAGTCATCGATTGCAGTCCGACAGCTTGAGATACTACAGAGCGAAGGCAAGCTCAATCGCGACCAAGAAGCAAGGTTGCAAGAGCTTATGGAAAGTGGCAGGACGTCCAGGCACGAGTCTGGCTTAGCTCAGAGCGAGGTTGAGAGCGCACGACGGGCTAAGACACAGGAGCGTGGGCAGGACATTCAAGAACGCACCGCGAAGATGCAAGACGCAACATCCAGGTATGGCATCGGCACAAGGGCGAGAACAGCGGAGCGTGGGCAGACTTTAGGCTATCAGGCAGACATATACAGGACTGACACAGGAAGGCAGACCGCCCTGGACCAAATTGAAGCTAACGTATCTGTCGCGGAAATGCAAGACAGAACCACTAGGTATCGTTCCAACCTGCAAGACACCCAATTCAACACCAATCTATCCTTTCAGCGCGAAGCGTTGATGGACAATAGGCGTCGTGTAGACGATATTAATTATGTTCTTGATTCATTCGAGGGTGATTGGACAAGCCTGTCGCAGGTGCAGAGGTCTCAGGCCGCAGAGCAGTTGGCAGTCAGAAGGGTCGGCCCACAGCGCTGGGCAGGATCAGGCGGCGCTCAGCCAGCTTCGGACCAGGAGAAGATGGAAGCGACAGAGCAGGCAGCAAGGGACTTGGCCAACAGGGACAGAATACAAGAGACTGTCTTCCAGCAGGAGATCAACGTCGCCCAAGCGCTAGCTGCTTCAAGAGATGGCGACACTCGTGGCATGAATATATCTATGAATAGGCAACCAATTTCCCCAGACTCCTTGTTCTCAATACCAGATGATGGTGGACCGTCAACTCTAAACTACGACTCCATTGAGGAGAGGTATGGGGTAGGCGGAGTCTCGATAGTCACAGGCATAGAGGACATGCTTGAGCAGCAGATAAGCGAGCTTGCAGGGACAGGAGTTGGCCCAGTCGGGCATAACAGGGACGTCCAAATGGCCACGCTAAACAACAACGTCAGCTCGGTACTCTTGCAATGGGACATTCCAGAGCAGAATAAAGAAGACCTTATGGCGTGGGTCGAGAGCAACTTTGTAGTAGCCATGGAGGCAGCTGACATGGCTGCCCAAGAAGCAGCATTAGAAGCAGCAGCAGGGGAGTAGCAGATGACCGACCGTTACAACGAATACCGGCGAAGACGACTCGGTGGCACCGGATACGGCTATGGAGACACTGGGTCATCGAGCCAGGACTGGATGGCCATACGCGAGGCTCAGGCTGATAACCAGCTTGGTAACGCTATGGCCAGGGGCATGGTCACCCAGGAAGAATATGACGAAGCCACCGGCAGCGCAGACAATAAAAACTGGTTACAGAAAATCATCTTCGACGCACCTAGAGCAGCAGTCGGACTTTTAGGCGCAGATGTCTACGAGGACGAAGGCTCCCCACACTACAATCCAAATGAGTTCAGGGGAGGACTAAAGCACGCGGAACACCAGGCGTCTGGTGGGACACTTGAGACTCTTGGCGATGTTCTAATGCTGGGAAGTTACGTCGGAGCGTCGTTTGCCGAAGCCAGGACTCAGAATATACATTTCGATAAGAACCGGTGGCATCCTGGACACTTCGTTAGCTCATTTGCAAACGCATGGGGTAACAGGACATCTTGGACTCAGTTTGCTGAGAATCACGATGTATTCGGAAGTGACAGGGCAAACTTCTGGGGAGGACTGACAGCCGACATTCTTCTCGATCCGTTAACGTATATGACTCTTGGAGTGGCCCCGGGCGCAAAGGTTATTGCAAGTAAAGTAATATCGAACTCTGCAAAGTCCGGGTCTAAGTTAGCTGGCAGGGCTGCTGGCAGCAGTCTGACTCTAAACAATTATGGCACAGCCATGTACAGGCTGGCAGCAGAGAGACTTAACCCTAGGTATCTAGAAGAAGCAAACCATGCGTTCAGGAACGGTCGTGGAAACCCGAATCACTTGCTTGACCTGGAGGACGCGACAAAGTGGAACCAGAAGATTGTTGAGTATATGGTCGACCAGCGAAACTTCAGGTCTCTTCATGAGGAGATTCTTAGGCGACGGTCTCAGGGTAGGTTCAGGACACTGACTAGGATTGCCCCGGCCAGTGAAGCAAACAGAGCAAGCCTTTCCAGGCTTCAGACTGGATTTGGTCGCATGGCTCCACTTGTGGAGGGTAGTGTCGCTGGGGATGTTGCCGCGCAGGGGTTAAGGGCCATTGGAAATGCTGGACAGTATACCGTAGATGATATGTTCAGAGAGACAGCGGTCTTTAATGTCATGGGAAGAGAGGTGGGCAAGGAGGTTGGGTTTAGGTTTGACAAAGCACAGCGGATACTTGCTAGGGGAGATTCAACAAGAGCCAGGGTGTTCACAAAAGTCTTTGACACGTTTGACCGTGGATGGGACGCCCCAGCAGATGTTGTCCAAGCTGTCAAGATGACAGAGAACTTGATCGAGAGGGACCTAAATCAGGCTCTAATCAAGTACAAAGCTGCACTTGGGGCCATGGGTTCGGAAGAGAGAAGTATGGTTTCAAGGATCATCGAGTCCGGTGAGTCATGGGACGAAGCAGGAGTCGGGACGCTGTCCGGGGCCATGGAGTGGGGCGATGATATTACCGAAGCAGTCAGATTTGTCAAGGCAGAGATGGATGAGATCCTTGAGCTTGAGCGTGCCGCTGGCTTCGATGTCAATAAGGTTGAAAACTACATAAGCCATGTCTACGGGCTAAACCCACAACAGGCGGAATACGCAAAGGGCGCTATAATTCGCAATGGTGAGGAGAACGTCCGATCCCTAAATAAGTTTCGCCAACAAAGAATGATCGCGTCTATCGCAGACGGAGAAGAGATATTTGGAGAGGGCGCGCTACTGACAGACGCTATGGATATTCTCCGCATACGCAAGAGAGCGTCGGCGCAGATGATTCATAGGACAAATCTACATAAGACTATTATTAAAGAGCACGGACTGCCAGCGCTTCTAGTCAATGGCTTCCGGGATGGCATGAAGGGAGGTCTACTTAGGGGATTCATGCGAAGAGCAGCATACGGGGTCTCAGAGGTGCTAAATGTTAGGCAGGTATGGAAGTCTGAGAATGGCTCTCTGACCAGGCTTGGGTTTAGGAAGCCAAAAACTGACGCAGACCTTGCACATAACAAAGATATGCTAACCTGGCTAATGCGTCCGGTCACGGACGAAGGGTTTGAGGGTCCGCGCAGGCTTGGTGCCCATGCGGTAGCTGGGCGCTCGACACCAGAGGCTATTGCCGAGGCAGACCGTCTTGAGCTAAATACAGCCGCCAGGACGTTTACGATTAACAAGGTTGGGGAAACCGTAACGTCAGGGTCAGTCAAGGTTCAGACGATTAAAGGCGAAGCACTTCCTCAATCGTTTGGATGGGCACCTACAAGAAGTATTGACGTAGGAGTATGGACAGCCAGAGGATCGAGAAAGGCTAAGAGGAAGGTCACAGAAAGGTTCGATGTCTCCACAATAATGGAGATGGTTATGGACAAGGATCATCCCATGTGGGATGAGTTGTTCTTGATGATGACTAAGGGAAAGAAGAAGCACTCCTTTTCTATGTCTCCTATTAATGGTGTGATGGGAGGCTTTCATAAGTACCTTGTCAAGCATCTAGATTCTCAGCTTGTTGGGTTTATTCCAGACATAGAACGTAGAGTACAGGCAGCTATGGAGAGTAGGCTGATCAGCAGGCTAGAATCTGCCGTTCCAGACACAACCATCCCAAAAACAAAGAGAGACGCTGACCTTGCCTCAAGAAAGGAGGCCATGATTTTATCGTTTAGGACTGACTTGGCAAAAACATTCAGTGGAATGTCTGAGCCTATCAAGGCTAGCAAGTTCAAGCCACAGGTTCCTCAAGCTCTTATTGATTTAGCTGTAGCGTCCCAGCGCGCAGCAGGAATTTATATCAATGATGCCAAGCCGACAAAATGGCAGAATGATGCTCTAATAACAGCAGCAAACAAGCTTGGTTTTGACTCAGACACACTGAAGCAACTGAGTAAAGCAATGTTCGACAGCGACGCTCCGAGTAATGCTGGCGAGATGGACGAGCTTTTAACACTGTTCCACAATCTAACGGACAATACTCTTACAGCTAGGCGACTAGGTCTTGCTGATGAGTCAGGTGAGCTTGTCCAGAACGGGCCATTTGGTGGCGAACTTGTGTCTCGCAGGTTTGTCATGGACCGCATGGACGAGGGTAACGTCTTTCCAGAGCTGATGGACAACAAGGCTTTCGGTCGACGGGCTGAGGACATGATGGACTTAACCATCCCTGTTAGCCGTGAGAGCCGTGAGTCTGACAAGATAAATCGTCAGTACAACAAGGCACGCGCAAAAGCAGAAGAGGTCAGGAAGGCAGAAGTCGGACTGAAAAATCAAATAAAGAAAATAGATGCAGACATATCCAAGCTCCCAGCGGATGTTAGCACCAGAAAAGCAGAGTTGAAAGTCTCTAGGCGCATCAGAAAAACTATAAAGATATTCAGGGATTTAGCAAGAAAGGGTGAGGCTGCTATAGGAAGTGGCAAGAATAAAGTTATAGTTAAGTCTGGAGATCTCAGCAACCCAGAGCTTATACGGGTAGCTGAGGATCTTGCGTCTGACATAGCCGAAAGCATTCTAAGAAAGATGAACCCAAGTTTAACCTCTGATCAGGCGTATACAACCGCAGCTTCAATGGTTAAGAATCTAGGATCTTCCGCTTCGTCTATTAGGACATTGGATGGGATATACAAGGAGGTCGGCAACAGGCTCCGTCAAGCAAATAAAGAATGGCGTGACGGAGGATATGCGTCGCACGCTAGAGAGCTTGGTAGATTAAACAGAGAAAAGAACAAGCTCAAGAGAAGCATGAGTGGCCTGTCTAGAAAGAGAATTAGGACTGAAGCAGGGCTGCGTGCAGCAGCAGACCGCGCCGGCATGTCAGTAGAAGACAGGATTATTGCAGGGCGTGAGCTTATGGATGACGCTATGGGTCAGCCGCTGACTAGTCCGACGCGAGGAGTCTCTGAGCAGATTAGACACGTCAATGAGATACAGGACAGAATAGATGTCCTGCAAGACGCAATCGGGAAGTCCAGGAACCCACACTATTCGTGGAAGGAAGAACTAGACGAGCTTCTCGCTGCTAAAGCAGAGCTTCTAGAGACCGGAACGAAGTCAGGAGCAGAGGCCATACAGAGGCTTAACGCGTCATCAATAGAGCGTCAGTACTGGCAGGCAAGGAACGCTCTTGACGGCCTGAAGTCTAAGAGGCAGTTGGACCCAGGAGACATGGCTACGATCAGGAGCCTTGAGAAGAGAGCCTCAGATCTAAGAGATAAGATTGGGTACAGACCCGCAAATGGTGCTGTTGCCAAGGGCGATGTGATAAGAGCGCCGAAGACATATGAGGTAGACGTATACCTGCCAAAGAGCATCGCCAAGATCTTAGATGACTATGGCGCTCCTATGATTGATCCAAGTCTTAAGAAGACAGAGTTTGGCCGGATGGTGTATGAGACTATCCGCAAGTACGATGCTGTCCAAACGTACTTCAAGTCGAACCTATTGCTGGCTTGGTCAGGCACATGGGCGAGAAATGCTTTCTCAGCAGGGTTGATGAACTATGTGACGCGTGGTATACAGCTTCTGGATCCGACTAATAACTTCGAGACAATGAATCAGTTCACTCACTGCATGAGGTACGCTTTAGTCAAGCACACTGATTTCTGGAAGGCGTTTGGTTGGACCAAAGACAACCGGGACATTTGGCTAAAGAAGTCTGGAGACCTGAAGATCACATCTCGCCAAACAGGAAGAGAGATACAAGTAAAAGACCTTGTAGACGAGGGGATGATCCGTGGAGTTTTCAAGTCAATGCATGCAACTGAAGCGATGGATATCATGGCTAGAGGACAAGGCATCGGAGCGTCTGCCACGCTCGGGGCTGTCGCAGGCGGCGTTATTGCAGGCCCAGGTGGAGCGCTCGCAGGTGGACTCGGAGGGGCTGCTGTCGGGTCTAAGTTACATAAGTACGCTGGCGCAGAACAGTCTGTTGGCGGAGGTGTTAGTGGTCTTGCTAGTGGTGCCGCCCTTGGCGCTCTGGCTGGAGCGCCAATAGAGGACCCGACCGCTTCTTCATACATATCTGCAATGACAGGTGTCGCAGGGACCATCCTTGGTGCCAGACGTATGGGAACAAGGTTAGGTTCTGGTGCCGCAAAGAAAGTATTACCTAAGAAGGTCGCAGGTGCTATGGGTGGCATACCTGTTGCCAAGTTGGATGGAGTTACAGGGTTGTTGCAGAGTCAGTGGATGCCGTTCTTGCGTGCTGGAGAGATGGCCACAGAGACCCCCTTCAGGCTTGCGACCTTCTTAGGTTCTTTTCACGAAACAGGATCAATGGCAGCAGCGACAAAGAATGTCTCCAGAGCATTAAACGATTGGAGCAACCTGTCAGTATTCGAGCGCAGGATCATGCGTAGGGTCGTTCCATTCTACAACTGGACTAAGCACGCAGTCAAGTTCACCATGAGAGAATCTGCACTTAACCCAGGCAGGATGTCTCAAGCACATAAGCTAGTTAACTCATGGAATATAGCTCACGGGTACGATCCAGAGGACGTCCCAGAGTTCTTCCAAGAGAAGCTTGGCATGCTGTCTGAGACAGGCGATGGTGAGATGATGTATACGTCTGGGGCGGGTGCGCCACAGGAAGACTTCGCCAACCTAGTTAACGCGCTGATCCCAGGAGGTAGCGGGAGTAAGAGCGGGAGAGAGGAGTTTCTTCATGGGGTTATGGGTCGTGGCCCGTTTGGTGCAGTGTCGGTCCTGGAAGGCGCATTCAATACAGACACCTTTACAGGAAGGGAGATACAGTCCGACGCTGGCGTTTCCTACTTCCAGCAAGGACATAAGTGGGCTGGCGCACCAGGCTGGCTGAAGCATCTGGTAGGATATAAGCCAGCATCTGCATCAAATGTCGCTACAGTAGACCCACAGATGGCTTGGCTTCTTGGGGAGATCCCAGTCAGTAGGTTTGTAGATCTAATGAAGAAAGTGCATCGCCTAGACAGGGAAGGTAAGGACGAGACAAATCTCGCAACTCTCGCCAAGTCTTTTCTTGGTGTTACAGCATACAAGTTCGACCCGGATGCGCAGAAGATGTATGTTAACAAGGCGAAGATAGATCGAATGGTCGCACTGTTGGCTGCAGCGGGAACAATCAAGTCATTCGAGTCGTTCTATTCTGTTAACCCAGACGACAGAAACCCCCGCCGAAGAGGCGGAGGTTATAGGAGACTTGGATATTCCGGAGACTAGAGCCTGAAGTTCTGATCTATATTAGCAAGCCAGCTGGAGAAGCTAGCGCGCAGGTCAGATGCCTTAACCGGCATCGCTGCCGACAGCTCTCCGGCTTCTTGTGCGTCTGGGGACTCCTGTTGCAGCGTTGGCTGATGGAACGTAACGTCACTGGACAGCGCCCTGTAGACTGCGTCACCGGGTGTCTCACCATTGATGAATGCCGCGAACGACTCTGGCACCCAGTTGGATCCTTCTCCAAAGTTGCCTTGCCCAAGCCCACGCATCTTGACTTGAGATATGGACGCCCGTAGCTCTTTGGGCATCAGGTGTTTAACTTTGACAAGATTCACAACAGTCATGCCACAGAATATCCTGAACGTCTGCTGCTTCCTGCGTTCAATCGTAGCTCTTTGCCCATCACTTGCGCCAGCGTGCTCGTCTATAAGGAACTTGACCATCTCGTCGACCTGAGTGGCGCTCGGGTTATACGGGTCTGGTCCTGCCTCATTGTTGACCTTGACAACCTGGCTGATAACGCTGTCTGAAGAGTCCTCTGGCGCAGGTAAGTTCTCAAGCGCTGATGGCAGAGCTATCTCCTCCGACTTTTTCTTTGCCTCAACAACGTCCTCCTTGTCCAGCTTAGTCACAGACTCTTGGCTGAACATCTTGATCTGATTCCTGTCAATGTTTATATCAGATGAATCAAGCTCGGACGAAAGGCCACGGAGAAATGCAGCGTTCTCGTCTACAGGGTTTTTCTGGACTCCATCGTCAACGTACCGGTCCATCTCTGGTCCAGTCATTAGAATGTAACTTCCGTTGGTTAATGGGGTTGAGAATATAATAGCATACAGCGGTAGCCCGTCTGGGCCAGGTGCTGGAAGCTTTCTGACTTCTTTGATCTCAAGATTTATTCGCATATCGACTCTCCAGTTTTTGTACCATTGCACAGTACAAGTATGTTAGGTTTATTATTACTCTTCCATCTATGTTAGCGTGCGGTAATCTAACCCACGACTCTCTCTTGCGGTATGAGAATTCACTTATGTTGTCCTTCTCAACAAGATAATACTCTTTCCTCTTTGGCCAGTAAAGAATAACGCAAGCATAACCACCGCTCTCATTAACCCTGCGCATCTGTTCTACCTGGCTTCCGCTAGGTCTATTGGGGTGGACCTTCAGTTCTATTTCAATGTGTATACCAAATATATGACCAAGCAGATCAGGGATTCCCCTCTGCTCATATTGATCCGGGTGCGACACCCTTATGTAACTATTCCCATGAAACATGCTGCCTATACTATACTGCAGGTCTTTCTGTAGCTTCTTCTCACCCTTCATCCGAACAACCCTCCCTGCCTGCTGTCTCTAAGCTCCCAGTTTGATATGATTAATTCCGTAGCGTCACCACGAGCAGACGCCTTACCTGAAACAGAGTACATGACATTACGCTCCATTAGATGGAATATCGGTTTGCCTCTTTCCGTAAATGACGAGTACAGTTTCTTCAATCTGTCAGTCGAGCTATTTGTCTGAATGAATAGGTTTCCTTTCTGATGGATCCTGGCGCATAGATCTGCAAGCGCAGACTGTTCACTCCACCCAAATGTAGACTTGCCAGCCATAGTCGAGTAGCCCTCTGTCTGGTCATACGGAGGGTCCAGATAAAAGAACACCTTGCCGGGTGGATATGAGCTAGGAGAAAGAGATTTGTTCGCCGAGTTTATTATTCTCCTGTAGTCGGTTGACCGTATGTCTACACCCATCATTCTCTTAGAAAAGATTGCTATCCTATCTCTTGAGATCCGTGTATCAAGTAGCGACTGCACACTAGACCCATATCTGCCATCGGATACCATAGCGTTGAAGCCAGTTTGGTAACCAAGCCAGAACCCCGCTGCTCTATCTAGACCAGAAAGCTTCCCCTCGGCCAGCAAGTGTCTGCATCCAAGCGCAAGTGCCTCATGGCATGGCATAGAGTTTATGAAGTCGCATAGCTTATCTGGGTTATGCCTGGCCCACAAGAAGAAGTGTATCATATCACAGTCGATATCGTTAACTATTTCGACTTTGCTTCTTCTTGGTTTAGATAGCAGGACCTTCATCGAGCCGCCAAACGGTTCAACATATGCATACGTATCTGGGAACCTGGAGACAAGCCACGCTGCCAACTGACGCTTTCCACCAAGACGCCTAAGTATACCGTCACTCGGAGTCTCTAATGTAGTGTCTTGCGGGTCGATGAATGGAGACACATCATAAGTTGTTTCGTATATCTCGGGGCCGCATCTTGCTGCATTGTACTCTCTCGACATAGAGTCATCGGGCATGGGTGTTGGGTTCTCTTCGAGGAATCCAGTAACAACTGAAGCGGCCATATTCTTCTTACGGCCTGTCATTATCTGCTTCTTAGTTAAGTCACTTACTTCTCTTTCCCAAAAAAGCTGTCTCGACTCTTTTGGACCAACTCGCCCCACCTTCTCTTTTCTTTCGCGTTCCAGTCTGTCATGAACTTTAACCTCTTCTCTTCCATGACTCTCGCTCGTTCCTTCGACGCTAAGTCTGACCTCATCCCGTGGTTCTCCGGTAAGGACATGTGATCCTCCACCTGTCTCCTCAATGATCTGACCACTATGCACGGGGAGCACCACCCCCTGTTCGACGATATCTTTTCTATACCGCTGGGCGTGTCCAGCTCCCACTCCACTGTGTCTATTGATGTCACTGTTACCCGGTAAAGAGACAGAGGCGCGTTGCATTCGAAGCATGAACTCCTGTGAAGTCTCACCGGGACCGGGCACGAGAAATCCAGTGAACCCAGCTTCCCTTTGTGGACCTCTTTCCCGCGCATTGCGAGCTTCGACCTCAGCGTCGGATTCCTCTTCGACATCACTTCCCAGTCCTTCATTGTTTCTTCCGACATCGACAGCCACCTCTTCAGGACTCCTATATTTATCATGTAGTCCGTCAGGCCCTTGTGTACCATTGTCTCCGGGACCATCTCCTTCTCGTCTATCTTCATCGGCCCCGACAGAGTCCCCAGTGTCTCCATCTTGATCACTTCCCGAGTCCTCGACACCTCCACCTTCACTACCTCGAACCTGCTCGTTACGACTAGCATCCTCGCTGCTCCTTATCATTTGCAATAATAACATGGTGTCATTCATTTTATCGACTCCCACACTGTCTTCATAAACGATGAATCGACTATGGTATTTGTCAAGCCCTGTGCATTCAGCAGATATGGCAGCATGGTTATCCGCTTGACTTCCCACCCCTTGCCACGAGAAAGCATATACGGGTTGCCGACAATTGTCAGCTTTCTTTTAGCTCTAGTGACGGCAGTATAAACCAACCTCAACTGGAACATGAAGTCAGCGTTTGTGGGGAGCAGCAACAGAACCTCGTCCCATTCGGACCCCTGAGACTTATGGACTGTTATAGCATAACTCCGCTCAAGGACTCCATCTATGGATCCTTTCGGGACAACTATTCGCCTGTCTCCTGATATGACGTGATAGCTATCGGGGCTGCTGTATGCTATGACTCCTTCCATGCCATTCACTACGTTTAGCTTTCTGTCATTCCTGGTAAAGATTACAACATCACCAGTATTAAGAGTGTCACACGATCCGAACCGCGCCTCACTTATACTGTCATTTATTCTTAGAACAGACGCCTAAAACTTTCTTGATCTCAATGGCGCTATGATCTTTGTGTCACCACCTCTGTTCTCTACCCACCAGTTGGTCGCAAACGCCTCAAGCTCTGATAGCTTGGGTGACCTGACAAACTCAACACCGTTGCCCATCATGGGTTTCTTGTTTCTGATCAATGCGTGCGCAAGAGATATTATCCCTGAGTCCTCTGCCTGCCGCTTGACTTCCTTAAGCTCGAATACTTTTATTATGCCGCTTCTTATTATATCAAGGAATGGTGATCCTGCTCCGACTGGTGGTAGCTGGTACGCATCGCCAACCAGAACAAGTCCAGACTGTTCGCTCATGCTTTCGAGAAGCCATCCCATCATTTCAGAGTCTATCATGGATGATTCATCGACAACAAATATATCCGCCAGCATTGGGTAGTCTCTCCCAAACTCTGGCATGCTGCCAGGCGTCATCCCAAGCATGCTGTGTATTGTTTTAACTTCACATGACACCTTGTTAGACAGGACTTGCGCTGCCTTTCCAGTTGGCGCGCATACCTTGACACTGTACCCAAGACCCTTCCAGTACTTGATCAAGCGTGCAATGGTATACGTTTTTCCAGTCCCGGGCGCGCCACATAGGATCCCCATTGGGGCATGCATCAAACCAGCATGGGCTTCAGCCTGGGATGGTGTGAGGCCATCGAATAGAGCCGCCTCAGGAGGCCCTGAGCGCTTCCCAAGGCTATCCCCTACCCATGAAGGGGAGGCTAGAGAGCGATGGAACCAGGATGAAATACGGGCCTCGTTCTTTGCGCTCGACATCGTTGATAAAAGTCGTCGTAAAACCTGACGCGACCGAGGGTCGTATCCATTGACTATACGAATCTCGCCTGTTTGGTAGAGAGGATCAAGGCTCTTCGGGTCATAGTTGAATCCGTTCTGCCTCTTGATCTTTGCCCCTATCTCTCTGTCTATTGCAGTATGGCCAAGCTTAGATGCCTGCTCAAGTATTTTGAATATTGGATGTGTCATAGATGATTGCTCCTTACATCTTTCTTTAAGTATTCGACTCGCCTTCTTTCATTTAAGTAGTCATTGACGTGCTCACAGAAATCGCTGTTCTTTGGGAAGTACCATCCCCTCTTAAGGCTCACTATCCCAAACTCGTACTGAGCGACATCAAGGAACTCGGTCATCCTGTTCTGGAAGATTCCCTTCAAGTCCTCAGCAGACCACTTCTCTGAGTTGGCCAGCATGCGGAGCCTGTTGTATCTCCTGACCTTATTGAATACCTCAACAAGTTCTGTTGGAAGCATGCCAGACGGGACAAGAGAGTTGGGGTTAAGGTAAGGAGAGTAACACCGCTTGATCAGGTCTGCTGCAAGCGCCATATGTTCCTCTTCGACTATAAGGTTATAGTTGTCGTCATGAGAGAACAGCATGGCTGCATACGCGGCGGCTATCCTAGCTAACTTGAATCGCGCTTGCGCAGGGAGAAGCACAGCGTGACCACCAAACCTGTCCGAAAGTTCTAGACCTATTCTAAAAGCTTCGTCTGGGTTCTTAAACTTTATGTTCTTGTCTCTCCTAGACCAGGCCCATTGCAAGTGATACCTGGCGACATCCTTCGTGTACAGATGGTCTGTGGTCGGCCGGAGCATCTTGCCGTATGCCTTCCTATCGGACAACTTGTATTGAACATGCACAAGATCGACACGACCAAGATCTTGTACAGTTCCGCAAACGTATAGTGCCGCATCAAGTGGGTTGCTGTACGAAGTCAAGCTGCGCTCACCCCTTGGGTTAGCAAGGTATAGGAAGCGAACCCAGGACATAGTCCGACGAGGCCCAGACACAGTCAGCCTCTCGGCAACTCCGGATGATATAACATTTGTCATCTTTCCTATGGTGTCGTAGCTGAGTTTATTATACTCATCGAGTGCAAGCCAAGCACCATGTGAAGTCGGAACAGTCCCCCAATGGAATGATGACTTCCTGTTGCTTAGCTGCATAACACCACCTATAAGTCCAGCATGCGTAGGGTCAGCATTCGCTGCATACATTTTACCAGCACCGAAGTGCCTCCGTATTTTATTTGAAGCTGTTGACTTACCGACAGTTGTGTCACCTATGATCATTACACTTGGGCAGACTCGTTCCTGTACATGCTGGTTCAAGTGGAATACAAATGGCATAAAGTAGGACACCATAATGACTTCCATCATCTGCTCTTGCTTTACAATCTGCTTTACAACATGGTCCCTTATGTCTCCGACAAGCCTATCTCTTGCAACAGCAGCAGAGACACCGGCAGTTGCATTGGTTAGTTTCCTGTCCATCCTCTCGCTTGGAGTGTGCGTGAAGATATCATCGTCTATTTCTCTCCACTCTGACGCTGATAATGTGAAGGTCCCTTTCTTTGGGTCAGCTATGATCCTGCCTTTTATATCGACCCCTTGGTTTTCTTTGACCTTGATTCGACTCTTGCCGACAAGATACGAGACTCTGTGCTCGAATCTCTCCCCAAGGTCCGAGCTATTCGCGGAGTCCACTGTTGGTGTCAGTACTGCTACTTGCACAGATGCTGGTGTTATCTTTATCTCTGGATCGAAACATTTGCGTGGTATGCCAAGAGACTGCCTAATCATCTTATCATTGTCTGGCATACCGACCATAGATACTTGAGCTTCTATAGAGAACTTTACTTTCTTATTGAAGTTACAGTCTGGCAGCTTGCAAGATGTGCATTTCGGACGCAGGTTTGCAGCGCCAGACGGGCACTCAACAGTAGCCTCAAATGGAACAACAAACGGTGTCTCGTTGAGGCCAGATATTAGTGCCCTAACCTTGACCCATTCATTAAGTTTGGTGGGGTCAACCAAGCCAGAGAACTTTACCTGTGGCGTCTTGTCCCAATCAGGCTCCTTCTCCTGGTCAAGTCTTATGGTTGGGATAGATTTGTTCTCATCCTCAGTTAGTCTTCTTTCGACTACCCTCCACTTCAATAGCCCTATAGCATCTGGGTTCCAACCGCACAGCCGGAGCAGGTCGGTTATGTCTCCACCTTTAGGTAGCGTCTTCTTGACCTCCTCATCCCACTCGCACACCTCGGCTATGGCTCCATTGTCTGCGAGTAGTTGGGCCAGAATCTCTGCCTTCTTTGCTGTCGGGTTGCCGTCAGGATATATGTCTAGATTGTCTTTCTCTGGGTCAGCATCGAGCAACACCCTGACTCTCTTACCTATGAAGTAAGGTAGCCACAACTCAGATATAGAACCCTCGCCAGTTGTGAAGGAGACAGCGGGATGACCTAACTGGTTCATCAGTAAAGCTTTTAACTCCCCACCGACGAGGTAGACCATAGAGTTGTCTAATAAAATCTCGGCTGGATAACAGTATGTTGATCCGTGTCCCTTTACAGACGTCACCTTACCAGTCCTCTCTGACCACATAGGTTCCCACCCCTTGAGGTTCTGGTTGGCTATGTCATCTAAGCCTATATCCTTTGGCTTTCCTCTTTGTGACACCTTGTCTTCTTTGTGAAACCACTGCGCCTTTACTCTAAAGGCATCATGTTTTCTGACATTGACAAATGCTGGCAGGTTGTTTGTTATCTCTCTTCCGTCTGCGAACTGGGATGACTCCGCCCATATGGGGATCCAAAGCCTGCCGTCGTTACCAAGACAAACCTTCCACCTGTTCAAAGTCTCAAGAGTTAAACCGTAACGTATAAGCATGAAGGCAAGCTTATGATTGTTCCTCTTGTCCTTCCACCGTGTTTGGTTGGATGATATCTGAAACTTTAGATTCTTGTCTGAGACAGTGACATGCTGCTTCTTCTTTGTCTTGTAGAACTTCGATTTCTTGAAGTCAACAACTTTATCCCATAGGCCATATCGCTGCAAATAGAACTTGTAGGAGTCCCAGAACTGACAGTTATTAACCTTCATATGAAGGCCGAATAAATCTCCACTCTCTCCACACCCATGACAGCGCCAGCCGCCATGGGTTGGATTAAAGGACAGCGACGCATCGTTATCCTCATGTACAGACTTATTCCAACATCGTCTAGTTGTACCCTTACCAGTCCCAATGAGCGCATCTATCTCTGACTTAAAGTCTATGAGACGAAGTAGCTCACGCTTGAACTGGTTCATTGGTCACATCCTTACGACAAATATTTTTTTGCCTATACTCCGGAGGTTCTCGACAAGAATATCCAGATGCTTTCCGTATGCATGCTTGACCCAATGCTTGTCCTTCTCGAACAAGTCATTATTGTTTATCCTAAACTTGTTACTGAAGTCGTCCGAGCTACAATAAAATGCCGGGTGCAATGAGATGACAAGTATCTTGTAGCTTGGCCATGTTATG